TAAGGAGTGCCATCTGCCTTATTGATTGTGCCCCAATCATAGTACCACTTGGAGAAGATGATAGAAACCATCTGACAGGTCTCCAAGGGCATTTTCACTGAGTATTTGTCAGGAAGTACTTGAGCAGACTTACTGGGAGACACGTCAGTTACAAAGATGTTCATAATTAAAAACAGAACTTTTTCAAATAATAAATGACTTGCTTTGGTTTATCCTCAAACCAAAATGCTTCATGTTCCATTCTCCGCATAGATTTATTTTTGGACAAGGAAATTGATTTTTCAATGTCATTTATTTTATTTAAAGGTAAAGGCATTTCATTAATTGAAATTCCAATTGGTTTTAGATCATTTCTACCTTTACATTGTTGGACAACATGAAGTGCTTCGTGATAAACAGTTTCATTTAAATACCGTTTTGGATTAGATCCTTTAAGGATAGTTTTGGTGCAAATGAAGAAGGTTTTATTTTCTTTAATAGTTGCACCGTAGTAACTTCCATCAGCACACCAGGAAATATTCTCACGAATAGTAAAGTGTGCTTTTGCCACTAAATCTAATATTTGCTTTCCTTCAGAAGTCAAATACAGTGGAAATTGCATCAAGAAAAAGTGGAATCAGGTTCTAGAGCAATATAATACTTCAAATTATACTTGGTGTTGCTGAACTGTGACAGTAGTTTTTCTGACACAACCACATCATAGGCGCCAGGAATAATCTTAATGTTTTCAACCTTAAAGTTGAAGACAAACTCCTTATCAGTCTCACCAACCACGATTGAGTATTCATTGGAAGTGTCATTCTTCTTATCCCGAACGACAAGACGTATCACACCTGCTTCCCCAACTGCAGAAAAGTCAGGAAGTTGATAAACTGCAGCTGCCTTAACCAATTTCTCTAAAGAAGCACTCTCAAGTTGAAAACAAACATCTTGTGAAGGTAGTTGAATCTCCTTTTCGGGAGGAGAAATAATTACATTCGGATCAGCATAGAAATACTTAACTCTACGCTTACCTTCCCGAATCACGATATGAGAATCATTACCGAAATCCAATTCAGGATCTTGATGTAGACTCAGACCGTTGAGAAATTGATTCAAATCATAAACGGCAAAATCACGAGGAAATTCTTCAATAATATCTGCTTCAGCAAGAATGTTCTTTGCCACAGAAATAGTACGAAGACGAGTTCCCTTCTTTACCAGAATTGAATTGTTAATTCCAGCAAAGTTCTTGAGAATAGTCAGAGAGTTATCAGAAAGTTTCATTGTTGTTCTTAGTTTGATTATTAAAACCAGCAAAGTGGTATAGAAGAATACCATAATGGATAATCTTCAGTGCGTCAAGTCTAGACATCCCATCCTTCTTACCAAAACGGGAAGAATACTTGATGAGATTATCACGGCAGAAAGGAACACCATCACCAATTGCATCAATCATATCAAGCACCTGAACCTTAGACTTTTCAGATGCATAGTGTGCATTATATGTACTTACAATATAATCATTCACTGCCTTCAGAGTTTCACCTTCACCAAACTTCCAAAAATGATCATTATTTGTCTTTTCTGAAGTAGTCAGATTAACATTCTGTGGAATTTTATTCAAATTAAATGATTGTGAACTCATAGTTGTACTATGATTATTTGCAAATGTTACTGCGGCCACAGGAGCACCAAAATTAAAAACATCTGGAGAAGCATATGGATTTCCAGTTAGACTAAATCCATCATCTTCCCAATAATTATTAATACGAATGTAGTCATCACCCATTCCACCAGGAAGATTAGAACCTAAAAATGAAATGGTATCATTGGATTCTGATCCAAACATCGTGGCATTTCCAGTTGGAATATAGTCATTATAACTTGTTTCAAAGTTTTCTTTCTTTTCAGGAATTTCAGACATAAAATTTCAAAATAAAGGACAAAAAGGGAGGAACATACCTCCCCATATTATATCAGAAAGTACTGGGTTCGTCAACGTATTCCACAGTCAGTTCAGGACCAGTGGAAGGCATCTTGAAATCAGCATCAACCTTATCATACAGTTCCAAGAACGCTTGCTTTGTTTCATCATCAAAGCGATTCACACAAACTTGAATTGCCTTTGCCTTATCAGCAAAGATACTATAAGCACGAATGATGTGAACGAGACGGCGGGTGGAGATGATTTCTTCAATACCACCATCATAAAAAGTCTTACGAATAACGTCACTCCAGTCAACCAGTCGCTTGCAGAAGTCACGGTCTTCTACACCAAGATCCAAAGCAACACCTTCCAGGATCTTCTGCTCTGTAGCAGGGGCAGGATAAGACTGCTCAAAGGTTACGGGAAAGCGTTCTAGGAAGGCTTCGTTGAGCACGTTAGTTCCAATGAACCTACCATCGTCCGAACCTTTGCCCTTAGTATTGGCGGTTGCAATGATGTTGAATCCACTTGTTGGTTTAATGAATGTACCAATCTTTTTAAGGAAAACTCCCTTTCCTTCCAGGATGGATTGGAGACAGAGAATTTTATTACTTGCGAGGTCGATCTCGTCAAGGAGCAATATAGCACCTCGTTGGAGTGCTTCGATAACGGGACCGTTGTGCCAAACAGTTTCGCCGTTAATAAGGCGGAAACCCCCAATAAGATCATCTTCATCAGTTTCAATTGTAATATTTACACGAATTAGTTCGCGCTTAAGTTGAGCACACGCTTGCTCCACACTAAACGTTTTGCCATTACCCGAAAGACCCGTAATGAATGTAGGATAGAAGAGATTGGAAGAAATAATTTTCTTAATGTCGTTAAAATTACCAAACTTGACGAAGGTATCATCTTTATCAGGAATAAGATTTTGTTCCACAACAGGAAGGGCAGAAGGTGCTTGATAGGTGCGTTCGATTTGCTCTACCTTCTCTTGAGTTACTTCAAGATTCCAACGACCACGATCAGTCTTAAATGGTTCTAGGCGACGAGTCACAGTCTGATAATTAATACTGCGAGAAGCGCAATATCCACGAATATCACCAGAACTGAATTCGGAACCGAAGAGTTCTTTTAGGTCAGCAAACAGTTGATCGTCAGTCACAGAAATTTTGCGGGGCATGATGTAGTTAGGTGGTTTTGTCTTGAACTCTTATATTATACCAACAAAAAAGGGGGCAGTCGGTGCCCCCGTGACAGTTTGGAAAGTGGTCAGGCAACCAATTCTACAAACTCACCAAGAACTTTCTTATTCATTTTTTTACTCCTCAAACTCTTCACAAAGGCAGTTTTAATTTGAGTCTTGGTTGCATTTTCAGCAACTTCAAACTCAGTATCATTTGCCAGGGCAGAAGCAGAAAGACCAAAGTAGGTATGATAACCAGAGTTCTTAATAGAGAAGGTTTTTTCTTTCTTCCAAGAAGAGGTAATTTTATCATAATCCGTGCCAATATACCCAGTATAACGGCGAATAAAGTTATTGGCATCACGTGATTCCAAAATTCTCATACCAATAAAATTGACAGTAGGAAATTTATCACGAAGATTGTGAAGTAGAATATCGGTAAAACCAAACCATTCAACATCTAGAGAATAAGTATTTCCAGTCTTACGATCACGCAAAAATGCATTACTACAAATTGAATTAAGACCAAGATAAGGTTCACTTTGATGACGACGATTAAACTCTTTATGATACTTTAAAGGTGCTGCTTCACCATCAGTTAGAATTACACACTGAACTTTCTGCAATTTATTCTCTTTTTGGAAAATGGGAAGAATTTCGTGAAGAGCAACTAAAGACTCATTTAAAGGAGTTCCCGAAAGACTCAGACCAACTGGAACAGCATATCGAGAATAGTATTCATCACTAAAACTGCGGGCAATCCTGTAGATATTCAACATCTGATCTTCTAAAGTTTTACCATTTATCTTACTGGTAAACATATTCATCAGAGAAAAGTGTTCGGCAATATGAATTGATCCATCTTTTTTCTGATACAAAGGTTGGGATATAATTGATGTATTATTTCTATCATACTTAAAAACTGGATAATCATTCGTAAAGGCATAAACTTCAAAAGGAATATTAACTTTTTTACAGAACCAAATAAGATTAAAAAGTTGCTTCACAGTATCCAACATCACACGACTCATCGAACCAGACCAGTCTAGAATGAACACCAGACCGTGATTCTTGCCGTTTGCAAGGGTTGTAACCTTACGGAACAGGTCTTCATTGTATTTGTATGTATGCAGTTTAGAGCAGTCTAGAACGCCTGTGCGGGCAGTTGTGGCACGAGCATAACTATCTGCTGCCTTACGACATTCAAACTCCTTTACAAGATAGTTAACTTCCTTCTGTGCCGAACGCTTAAACTCACGAAAATCTTTATCTACCTCACCAAAG